CCTTTAGATCCACAGGATCCTTTGCCTTTGTGTGCCATGTTAACATTTCCATTTGCGTAATGCAAGTGCCTTCCGTGTTGGACGACCCTTGCTGTCTTTCATTGGTCCTTTAACTCCACCCATTCTAGCACAGAAAGATCTCTTCCGTGGACCACCTTCTGGTTGTGGAGCTTTTAGATTAGAACCTGTAGCATTATTATACTTCGCACGACCCTTAGCTGTCAAGCCGCCAGAGCGACTTTTATGTGTGCCTATTTTTAGACTAACACTTTTTCTCGCTCCAGATCCACGTCGGTTCTTAGTCATCTTTTTCCTTGATGAATTTTTAAGTTTTTTCTCATCATATCAAGAAGAATATTTCTACCAGACTTACCAGAGTTTTCACCCATTTTCTGTACTAGACCAACATGACTTGGAAGTTGGTTCTTCTTCTTCTTCTTTTTTTTCTCTTCGTAATGATCTGGCATTATTGTGCAGCTCCTGCATCTTGTGTGCCGTTGGCTGTTTTACCAACGAGTTTAGTACATTGAGCTACTTGTTCTGCTGTTGTGCCGTTGTCATTATAAGGAATAAACCAACGATCACCTGTAGCATTTACTTTATATTTTACCCTCACAGCATTGTCTCGTGCTGAGGGATCATAAGCTTTAGACATAATTAAAATTCAATATCAGAACGTTCTAGTTTGTTGTACACATCTAAACGATATGCTTCATCTCTTTCGTAACGAGGGTCTGACATAGCTTGTACAACCTCAGCTTGACTACGGAATCCATCCGCAGCTGGAGCACTTTTGCCTGTAAGCATTCGACCTTCGTAACCTTCTTGAGCTTCATATTCAGCTCGTAGTCCAGCAACTGCAATTTGTATAGCGGTAGCATTACCTCTATCTATCATATCATTAAAAGCATTTAATTTAGTTTCTGATATGTTTTGAGCTGCCCAACTTGTTAATCTTTCATACTCTGCTTCACCACCTGCTGAGTTATAAACTTGGTTCATCTCAGCATCAGTTAAGTCAACCGAAGTACCACTATCTATTTCTGGGTTGCGATCTCTGATAGCCATGTAAGCTTCTACTAGATCTGAACTAGACATCTCTGTAAAACGTTGCATTGTTTCTTCAGAGATTGCTCCGTCATTTTCATAGTATTCTTCAGAGGCAGTAGTGATTAAGTCTACACCTGCTGCAACTTCTTCTGGATACTCGTCTTCATCAAATGTAGTTTCTTCAACTTCATCATCATCTTCTTCTTCAGAGGATCCTAGTTTTTTTTGTAGATTAATGTATGCTTCTTCTAATTCTTCTGCACTCTGGTACTTACCAGCATACAGTTCAGATTCTTCTTGCCCTAGTTTCTCCGCAACGGCTAGTGAGTCTTGTTCATCTTCTGTAAACTCAGGAGCGTCAGCTGGAGTTGGGTCATACGTTAGTTTTTCCGTCATCTTTTAGTCCTTTAGCGGTGGTTACTTTTAGGTTGCCAAGACCAAACGTTGTTACTAGCTCAGGATCTGGTCCTATGTTTGCTCTAGTTGTAAACTTTGTTGGTTTAGCTATTTCATTTTGTGCGACCAGAGGTTCTGGTTTGCTAACCTTCGGGAGGGGTTTCTTCGCTACCTTCTGTGGGCGGCTCGCCTTGTGTGTTGCCATTTTGTAATTGATCGTATCCGTCTTTTATCATGTTAGCCATGCCTTCATTCTTGCTTGGGTCCATCATAGGAGTACCAGCTAACTGACCAGCTTGCTTCAGCATTTCCATCTGTTGCATTTTCTGTTCTTGTTGTTGTGCTTCCTGTGACATGGTTTCAGGTGTCTTAACTAGGTTAAGTACATCTATACCTTGAGCTGCAGCAAGTCGTTTAACGTACTCACCGGGGTCAAGATACTTAGCCATGACTTCTGGTCCCATTGTTTGTGCTAGAGTTTGTGCGAACTGAACAAGAGACTGTTGGTCTTGTCCTCTACCTAGAGCATTAACACCAGCTACTATCTGTGGTCGTACCACATCTTTAGGGATCTTCGGTAGTTGACCCGTGCGTTGTAGCATATGTAATGTTCGATTCAAATAGGGTATGAGAAATTCTACCGTTAACAAACTGAAGAGTCCGCCAAGCTGTTGTTCTAATTCCATTTGCGTGAGGCGTACCTCTTCCGCAGTTGTTCTTTCGCTTTGCCTAACCTGTAGTACGAGAAAGGCTTCACCTATTCTACGTTCTAAAGTTTGCATCTGCTCTGCTGCTGTTCTGAAGTCAGCTGTTTTGCCTACCTGAATAACTCCAACGTCATCAGGTCTACCCTGAACGATCGCTCCGTTACCAGCATCGGCTATAGTCTTTGGTTTGGTTGTCGAGGATGGTGATACAAGGAAGACTACTTTAGCTGCTGCTGCAGAGCCTTCTACGATAGCCTGAGACAATCCTTCGAGCGATCTAATGTCGCCGAGGAACTCCTCTACTCTACCACGACCGTAATCTTCTCCGTCTACCACGTTAAACCTGAGGCAAAGCCAAGGGTTTGCAGTTTTTGGAGCAGTACTACGACTGTTTGGGAGTATCTTATCGAATGCTTCTTGATGCCATACCCATCGACCATTGTCGAGTCGGACGTAAGTGTACACTTCTACGTCTTGATCATCGGATCCTGTCTTGTGGCCATCATCTCCGGGAGAGTTTGGCATAGCTACTTGGAGATCCATACCAAGTATCTTACGACTGATTAGTTCCTTTGTGACGATCTCGATGACGTTCCCGGTACCATCTCTGTTTACTACAAAGCGGTTGAGGGGATAGTTCTTGAGACCATCTTTGCCCATAAATATTAATGCGTTACCAGACACAATTAAATGTTTCAATGCCTGATGGACTACAACTCTATCGCTAGAGGCATTAACATAATCCATGACCATCCTTTCCATCTTGGCAAAGGATAAATCTAATTCACTTTTTACTTCACGTGGAAACTCTTCACCTAACTTGTCATCTCTAACTTGTAGTTTAAAGAAACTTGTTTGTGGAGGTATCAATGCGAGCATAAGTTTTGCTGCCAAGTTGACAACTGACTTACTACCTACTGATTGCCACGGTGTAAATAATTTTTGATGAGTGGGACGTGAAGTTAAATCATCTTGGATAAGATAAGGCAACGTTAATCTTGAACATTCAACTGCGGTATCAAGGAACTGTCTTCTACCTACGGTCAGTTGATTGTATCTATCACGTGCTTTCATTTAATTTTTCCGCCTATTCATTCTTGTTCTTTTTGCTACGCCCATACGACTACTCTTTCTTTGAGGAGTTGGAGTAGTTGTTTCACCTAACGCTAAACTTGATTGAGTTTTAGGTTGTGGTGTACTGGGAGGATTAAATTCATTCCTAGCTGCTTCCTGTTGATCTCTTGGATTAGCATTTTCAATGACTTGATTGTTTACCATGTCATCAGGTGATGCTGGTCCAGCTACAGGTGCTGGAGCTTGTACTCTTCTTGGTGGTTGATATCCACCTCCGCCTCCTAAACACATACGTCCTCCTTATGGTGTATTGACACCACCGCTTGGTGTATCTGGTAATGAAGCAGGATTAATAGCTCCAAAGGTTTTAACACCTTCTTTAACTTTTTTAATCTCGAGAGCTTTCTTTTTCTTTGTTGAAATTTTATCTTCTTCTCCTCCTTCTTCCTTAATTTTTTCAGGAGTTACCATTTCTGGTGGGGGAGCAGCAGCTTTCATCGTTGGAGCAGCTTGCTGTTGTTTTGGTTGTGGCATTGGTGCTCGTGAACCGCCACCTAATAATCCGCCTACGCACATTATTCTTCTTCCTTTATTAGTTGTTTTATATATTCGACCACACTAGCTTGACCAGCACGGTACATGATGGAGGCTAATTCCTCCTTGGGGTGGACGGGTTGCCATTGAAAATTGTCTTCAACTTTCTTTAGCAGTTCCTCCACTCGTTCGTTGTGTAACTTAAGAGTATTGAGGGAGATTGACATTAGAATGCTCGAAAAAAGCTGGCATCCGACCTGCCTGTGTCTCAGAAAGCTGTGGAGCTTTACCTTCATACATAAGTCGGTCGCTGGAATCCAGCCAAAATTTTTTGTCCAGATATCTATCGGGACTGTTGCCTAAGGGTTGAAATATCCAGTTAATAGTTGCTTTCCGAAGCTTGTCCAAAGAATTACTAGGAACAAGACCCAGCTCACTACATACAAGACTATTTGTCGCCACGTGGATTTGTTCATCTCTGGAAATATCAGCTGATACTGTTCGGAGAGCAGCGTCACCAGTAAAGCGAAAGAAAGGAAGTAGAACAAAGAATATAGCTCGTTCTGCAACCAAGGCTTTTGTGATAGTGTGGTCTGGGTGTTGAATCCAAGCATCTCTTAACCTCATAGCTTCGTTTTCTGATTTAGCATCTACACCATGTGCATCTACTATATATTGTAGAGCTTGATCGTGACGTATCTCATCTCTTACATTATCTATTAGTAATGTTCGAGCGTTTTCGGGAACGTTCTTTTCAAGACCTTCTTTAATGAACTCACCGACAGGTAGCTCCATATGACGTATTGCGAGGCAACGTCTGATGGCTTCTTCGGCTCCGTTTTTAAAGACTCCAGCCTTTGGCTTGACTGGGGTCCATTTTCTTTTCCTACTAAGGAGTTTATCATAAGGGTTCGTCTTCATTATTCTTGACAGTCGCAGTTGATTGGATTATTTAAAATGTCTTTCAAGTAATCGTCAACTTCGTCTTGGTCAAGAGCAGCGTAAGCGTCTGTCTTATCTTGCGTGTTTCCCATTACCTGTAAAGAGTAGTAAAGGGAGGTTTGAGGTGAATTTAACCACTCTTCGACGAACGCATTGTCGTAGGTTACAACATCACTCCAAGAGTTGAAGCTGTATCCATGAAGAAGTCCCGTAGCATCGAGTAATTTTACAATACCATCGGTGACACGTTTGTAAACGTCCCATCCGACTTCTGAAGCGATCTCGACATCGCCGTAAGAAACTCTTTCCACACCAAAGGTGCCAGAGTCACGGTCTACACTCTTCGCTATCGGAGGTGCAATTTCTGGAGTACATGTAAATCCTTTTACATCTCTACTCTTATAAGAACAAGAAGCTGTTGGAGCTATAGCGAAAGCTCGTGCCATATTATTGTGACGAGCTATGTGTGCAGCTCCACCTATGGCTTGTTCTAATTGTTCAACAATATAGAATGCAGTTTGACTACACTCTTTATTTTCTAACGCATTGGCAAAATCTGCATACGTTACATTATTATTACTTAAGAAGTTGGCGAGTCCAAGAACCCCCAGTCC